CAAACGCCGTAGCGTTGCCAGGGTACAAGTTAAGCGTAGCCTTGTCGTAGTCCACGTAATAGTAGTCAGCAACGCGGATTGTGTCCTCGTTTAACCATTGCGACAAGTTCTGGTCACCCACACCGAGCGTTTGTAACGTCGTGATGGGCGCTGAATCAGGGTACATCCGCTGGTAATCTTCTTTGCGAATGTCTTCGGTAACAAAACAGTATTTGGCATCCGCACCGCAAGGGTCTTGGATGGCCGGGTCCATGTACACCGAAAACGAATTGCGTACCCGCCCAATCTTGATGTCCTGATCAAACGTGTTGTCGTCGCAATACTCGGTCAGGATTCGGATGTAGCCTTCTCCGTAGGAGACTTGGTTTTCGCAGGCGGTGTCGTAAGCCACATCTGCGTCCGAGATGTACTCAATGTGCCGCACCATGCCGTTGAACACCTCGGCAACGGCAACGTCTGCCTTGTCGTCGGCTGGAATAACCTTGCCAGTTGGACGGTTCTGTCTCTGATCATTGGTTACCTGCCTAACGTGCTGGGGCAGCTTATTTATGGTCAGGCATGGCCGTGCGTTAATGGTCTGGCCCTGCACCGCTCCACGGGTCGCCAACACATCAGCAGGCCACTGCCACCGATTGTCAGGTGAGCCAGCGTAGAACTTCAGGTCGTCAATCTCATCCTCGCGAGATTCAGATAACGCCGATATCGCCATGTCCAAACGGCTTCGTGCGGTAGCCAGTACGCTTGAGTCGTCGTCCTTCTTGCCGCCACCGTTGGCAACATTGCCTACCGCTACCATGCCCGTTTGATCAACCATTATTTCTTCTTCTTTTCTGTTTCGCGCTTGACAGAATAAGCAATAGCCACGGCCTGTTTCACAGGCTTGCCAGCGGCTACTTCGGCCTTGACGTTCTTGCGGAATGCTTCAGGTGTTTTTGATTTGACCAGTGGCATAACAGTCCTTAATCGTCGCGGCTGTGGATAGTGCTAAATGTGATTTGCACGGCTTCACTTAAAGTGCCTGCGCCACCCTTGCGGTTGGCAAGTGCAATGTCAGCATACCCTACACCAATGTCACCGACATACGCCAAGTATTCACCCGCACCAGCCACGCCGCCCGATATGTTTAGAATTAACACGTCATTGGTTTTAATGGTGCTATTAGTCATGCGAAAAACGACTGTCGCATTATTACCCAGCGACGCGTCATCCATAGTAATGCGCCCCGTCGGGGTGTTCAGTGTCACAGGCGTAGATTTGCTGGTCAACTGAGTTACTTCGCCAAAGGCACATGAACAATAGCCCAACTCCTCGGTGGCGTACACCGTAGTGCCACGCATAAATTGAGGGTCGGTGCGGCCAATGACGCCGCCATCAATGTCTTGATCGCGGTAAGCAACGCCAATAGACTTTGTATCGCCCATTTACTTTTTCTTAGCCGTCTTGGCAGACTCTTTAAACGCCTTGGCAGTAGGTGCGCCCGGAGTGCCAGGCTTCCTCATCTTCTCTTTACTGCCCGCCGCAATGCGGTCTTGCTTGGCGTTGATGTTTGCGTAAAGTCCAGGTTTCATGGCCATATCAGCACTTCCATCGTTTAAGAGCCGCTTTGGCACGTTCGCCATCCTTGGCGTTGGCCGCTACTGCGCCCATCCTTGCACAAAAACTAGCCTTGCGCCCCTCGTCCGCTTTGGTCTTGGGGTTAGGAGCTGGCGGCTTCAGGTTACTGCCAGTAGCTGCGTTGTACTTCTCCCGCCCCTTGGCAGTCAACCCCGCACCCTGCGATGTAGGGCGCTTCTCACCGCGACCAATACTAAGAGACACCTTTGCCATTTAACTCCCCATCCATGAAGTATGCATCCCGTCACCTTGCGCGTTATACCTGCGCGTTGGCTCAGTGTACTCCCTATGCGCCACAGGGAACGCAAACGTCACGCATATCGCATCCGCCGCATCAGGACTAGCCAACCCCCGCGCTTTCATCTCTTTCTTGCTCTCCAAAAAGATCGTACCCCGTGAATCCGGCTTCATCTTAGGCGAAATCAAATCCGTCTTCAAAAACCTATCGGTCGGAATACTAGCAGATTTCAACCACTCCCTCATCTCACCCCACATCTGCGCCCTCATATTTCCATACATCACCGGGTTCTTGGCCTTGTTTCCAAAGTTCACCCCCTTGATCTTGTACCTTTGCTCCTTCAACCTGTCCACAATCCCCGCCCCCAGCCCCCCCTCATCAATCACCACCAGCGCAGGCTTGTACTCATCAATCGCGTCAATCACATACCCCACCACCGTCATCGTGTCATCCCCCCGATACCTCGTAATGTTCACAATGTCTCGCCCCTGCCTCACCGCTATCACCGTCGCATCAGCCCCAAACCGCGCCGGGTCCACACCAATAATGATCGGCGCACTCAAGTCCTTGTACTTCTCCCGCGCCATCGCCTCGTCCACAATCAAACTCGATATGAACTGATCGTCCCCCGCACTTGGAAACATCCCATAAACCTCCACGTGCGCCTGGCTACTATCCGGCCCGTACTCCTGAATGATCCGCTCATACACCGCCTTGTCCGTCCCCTCCACCGTCCGAGCATCCACCACCCTAGTCTGCCAAAACGCCCGCTTGGAGTTGAACGCCTCGTAGAAGTATCCCGTGTTACGGCGCGGATTGCTAAACGCTAACCAAAACCGATTCGGCGTGTTCTCCGTAAAGAACCCACCCGTCACCGCCCATATCGCATCATCAATACCGCTCGCCTCATCAAATATTACCAGCACCCCGTCGTAGTTATGCACCCCAGCAAAAGCGTCCGGGTTCTCCGCTGACCACAGCCGCCCCTCGACGCCCCAGTACCTAGTGCCCTTCTTCAAGTCCCGCTCAACCAGTTCAGTCAGCCACTTGGCGGGCATGACGCGGGTGGCGCTCACCTCGAACCAGTCGGAGTTTGCCGAGATGACGGTCGTCGAGCCGATGCGGGTTGACAACATCCAGATCGTGATCCAACTGACCAGCGCCGACTTGCCGATACCGCGCCCGGATGAGATGGCGGCTTGCATTACGTCGAAATCTAATCGGCCCTTGTTCTGTTCGATGTGCGTGGCAATATCTTGCAGCACCTCGCGCTGCCATTTGCGCGGCCCCTTGAAGTTCTCCAGCGGCGTACCCTTGACGCCCCACGGGAATACCAGCGCTACAAAGTTAAGCGGGCTGTCCTTGATGCGCGGAGCCCACAGCCGCGACATCAAACCTTGTTCGTCTTCAGCGCTGTATTTGGTGGACTGCATCAATTACTTCTATGACCCGCAGTTCAGCGTCAGCCAACGCCTGCGTGATGGATATGCGCTGGTCAATGTCCACCGAGATGGACTGCTTGGCGACCCAACCGTGCTGGTGCTTGAGTATCTCAAGCGCTGCCTTGGCATCGCCCGCTCGGGCGGCGTTGTGCAGGAGGTCGGCCATTTCGCGCTCCCCATCGGCCTTGCCCTTGATTGCGGCCATCTCCGCTAGGGAGTCAAACTGGCACAGGTGCCGGTACTCTTCTGGCCGCATCCCTGACGCCAGCGCCAACGTGTCGCCTTTGAGGCCCAGCTTGGCCGCGTCGTATATCGCTTGTAAGCGCGACTCTGTAGCTTTGACATGCCGGATTGTGAGAGGCATCGACTTGAACATTTGTTCTCCTGCGCCGAGGAGGCGTGTGCGGTGAGTTTATATTAAAAAAAAATTTGTTTGCGAACGCTCCGTAGCCGCTGGCCCTTCCGGCTTGGACCTGGGGGCAGGGGGTCTGCGCCTGGTTGACGCCGGCAAGCGCATGTCGGCTATGTCGGCTATGCCGACACGAGTCGCATGCCTGCATCAAGATGTCGGCAGTGTCGGCAGTGCCGACACGAGTCGCATACTGCCGTTAGATGTCGGCAGTGTCGGCATAGCCCACACGGGTTAGGTGTCTGCGTTGGCTTGTCTGCGCGGGGCTTGTCTGCGCCGACCCCCAGATGTCGGCTATGTCGGCTATGCCGACAGCAGTCAATTGCAATACCCATATACGTTATAACATATGTTATTACATATCTATTTTTTTTCAACTATCCAAAATACACTACCAACATGGCCAACATATAGCGGTCGCCATTGGAGAACCGCATCAAACCCGCATGACCAAACCAACCGCCGACAGCGGCACCAACAAAACAGCCGACAGCGAACGCGATAAGTCCAGAATGGGCGCATTCTGGTCAATGACGGTCAAATTGTCGTCAATGTTGGTCAAATTGTCGGCAGTCCAAACAGCATAAAAAGCCGACAAAACTGTCGCATATGTGACAATAGCCTATTGCAAAGCGTAAGTAAAAACCTTACGCTCGGAGCGCGCGCAGTCGCAGAGCAAAACCATTAACTAAACGAAAGCAAACATGAAAACCACCTACTCAGTAGTTACCCGCGACGTCGACGGAACGACGCTCCGCAAATACCGCACACTCGCGGGCGCTGTTGCGCGTTTCGAGTCGATGTATGGTCATCCTATCGTTACCGCGATAGAGGAACAGTATTTCAACGTTTCGCCGATTCCCGCGTTGGAAACGCTTAACCGCGTGCGCGCTGTTAGTGATTACGGTTGCACCGTTTACCTGCACATCATTCGCCCCTCAACCAACTAAGGCAAAACCATGTACCACATAACCATTCTCGCCACATACATGTACCGCAGACAAGAACAACAAATGAATGCTATCGATGCGTGCTGCGATACCGCTATCACTTTCGGCATTCCGGTTAAATCGCTTGCGCGTTTTTTGCGCCGCATAGGCGTCGACGCCAATCGTTTAGCGCTAATTGCCTGATTCCCCTATACGCCGATTCCAGCGAGTCGGCGTATGGTGTCAATCCGACACATACTAAAGTACAGGCAAAACATGGCAAAAATTCTAGGCTACATCGCGTATGAGGGTCCATCGGAAATCGATGGCAAGCCGATTGTTGTCATCATCAATAAGATCGACAATGGCAGCAAGAACGGCAAGACCGGCGCAATCGTCCAGAGCTTCATCATTAGGTCGGACATGAATCCGGTGCAAGCTCTGCAAACCGGCGCAGACGAATCCGTATGTGGACAATGCGAGCATAGGCCTAAGCTTGCCAAGAAAACCGGCCGGCCGCCATGTTACGTACAGGTAGCAAAGAGTGTGCTATCGGTCTATAACGCCTATCGACGCGGCCGCTATGTCCGGGCCAGTCTTGAGACGATAGCCCTTGCATTGGCAGGTAAATCCCTTCGCATTGGCACCTATGGTGATCCGGCGGCCGCACCCGTCGCGACATGGCAACGTGTGAGCCGTTACGTATTTGCCCGTGCGGGTTACTCGCATCAATGGCAAACGTTAGGGTTTGATCATGCTGCATGGGCGCCACTGGTAATGGCCTCGGCCGATAGCGTCGATCAGGCCGCCCTAGCTAATCTGCACGGCATGCGGGTTTTCAGGGTATCCACCGGCGTAGACAAGCAGCATGGCGAAGTCACATGCCCAGCGTCTGCCGAAGGTGGGCGCAAGGCTACATGCGAAACCTGCATGCTGTGCGGCGGCACGACTAAGGTAGCTAAAGATGTCGTAATTGCCGACCATGCTGCGGGCCATGCGCGTCGCGTCATCATGCTGGTGGCAGCATGAAAACCCTACTATGCGCCCTAATCGGCGCGGCCCTTTTCGGCTTACCTTTTATCCTGTACTTTTGGAGCATGACACCATGAACTACTATCCGCGCCGGACCTATCCGGCCTACAAAAAACCCGCGCCGAAACCGGCCAGGCGCAAACCCGCGCCAGTGGATACCATCACGTTTAGCGGAGAGCATGGTCCGAAAACCTTCTACCGCAACGTGCGCGGTCGGTGCGAGGATGCGCCTTGTTGCGGGTGTTGCACGATATGAACCAATCCGACGATGGCGAAGATAGCCTGGACGATATGGACCCCGATCCTCCAGACTACCCGGCAGAAATCTGCCAGGCATGTTTTGGATCGGGTGAGGGCCGATATGATGGCACCCGGTGCCAGTACTGTGACGGACGGGGCGAGACATGACCTAGGGCTATCTGTATGCGCCTACGCGGGCGCATATGGGCTAATCTTGGCCGGTATTTAGGGGTAACTTATGCGGGTAGGTCAATTCATCCATATCTCACTGTATGGAAAAATAGAGCGCGGGCGCGTCTTGGCCGTCCGCCGGGCGGGCACCATCGATGTGCAGCGCAGCGATGGCGCGTGCTACCGGGTCAGCGGACTATGAAACTACACGTTGGCAGTAACAAAGTCATTATTTCCTTGTGCGACTATTCTGGGCGTTGGCCTAGTGAATACATCAAAGCCGGGTATACGGTCGCGCAATTTGACCTGAAACACGGCGACGACTGTACGGACTTGGAAGGTACGCTAGCGGGCGTTGATCGAGCCATCGCAGCCGCTGGCGGCGACAACGCCATCATAGTCGGCGTGCTGGCCGCGCCAGTTTGTACGGACTTTTCGGTGTCCGGGGCACAGTACTGGCCCGCAAAGGACGCGGACGGCACCACAGCGCGGTCGCTGGCCCTGCTGGATGCCTGCATGATGATTATCCACATCACTAACCCGCAATGGTGGGCGCTGGAAAACCCGGTGGGTCGGTTAAAACGCTTGCGGCCAGAACTGCCGTTCGTTGGTTGGTTTCAACCGCACCACTACGCGGCGCTCGACCCGCAACACAGCCGTTACACCAAAAAAACCGGGTTGTGGGGAACCATCAACATGCCCGAACAACTTACGCGCAACATGGAGCCGATACGGTCATGCTCACAAGGTAGCTGGCTGCAACTGCTGGGCGGGAAGTCTGAACGCACTAAGGAACTCCGCAGCATGACACCACTTGGATTCTCAACGGCTTTTTTTGAGGCAAACCCATGAACCACTATCTCAAAATCAACGGCACCGCGTATACGCTGGCATCGCTGGACCGCGTGCTGGCCATCCAGGCGCTGGCCGTTAAGATCACCGGCAAGCACCGGCCGGTGCGGTCCAAGGGCGCGGAAAAACGTTATTACCCGCAATTCGGCGCGGACATGTCAACGGCCGCATATGTCGCGCAGTACTACGCGCTCAACAGCAACAGGAAAAACTTTAAAGTGCCGCCGCCTTATGGTGACGACAACTTGAAGGGGTTCTACGACACCCTCAGCGGCCGCGTGAGCGTACCGGAAGGCGTCGATAGCGTGGAGGTATGCTCATAGTTTTTGCGGCCCTGCTGGCCGCACTACTGGCGGTTATCTTCAACCTGTGAACTTTTTTCGATAGCACGGCGCAAGTCTGACTTGTTGCCGTTGCGTTTTTCGGGCGCGCAGAATACGTGCTTTTTGGTCTGAAACTCACGCGACGACAGCCGGCCCATGTCAACCCAACCGGCCTCCTTCAATGCATGAAGGAGAGCCGCTGGGACTATTTTCATGCCTTGGGGCGCGTACATTTGCAGTTCATCGCACACCGGGAAAAACGGCGCACCGATCACACCCGACGCAAACATGCGGGCGCGGTCGTTGATCAAACCAAACAGGAACGACTCCGCGCCGCTCATGCCGTGTTCGACCATGATGGCCTTGGCCTCAGTCATGGGCGGGGCTGCGTTCGGGTTCCACGCGGAGACATCGCGGGTGTGCAGGTAAGCCGACACGGCCGCGAAGCCGCCTTGGCGCTCGTACCAGTTCCACAGGGCCACGGCGTCGGGTTCCTCCATCTTGCCTTCATCCGACCACAGGACAAACCACCGGCGGTCTTCGCTGGGGAGACTGATGGCAACCCGCTCATTGGAAAACGCGACCACGAACACGCGGTTAAGGGCCATGTAGGGGTGCAAACCTTTCCGGTTCACCGGCAACAGTTCGGGCGGGGCGGCGATGATGGGCTTGAGCGTGTTCTCCAAGGCGCGGCGGTCGCGGGCCTCGGCCTGGCGCAACTCGGCGATTTCCATCACTTCGCACTCGAGCGCGTAGCCCCATTGGGATGTCAATTCCTCGTTCTTGACCAGGCTACAGTTGACCTTGCCCTTGCCGCCTATCGACCAGAAAAACGGCGCGAAGAGCGTATCTTTGCCGCTCCCGTGGTTACCACCTAACAGGATGGCGTGGTTGATCTTGTGGCCGGGGTACTGGACCTTGTGCGCCAGGGCGTTCAACAGGTGTTCGCGCTCGAATTCGATGGGCACCATGCGTTCGACATGGCGCAGCCACGCGGACACATCAGCGGCCACCGGCGGCGGGCGGGCGTCACGCCAGCGGTTGCCGTACACCAGGCCGTCACGCGACACCAGGACGGTTTCCCCGGCGGCGTAGGTGATGCCGACAAGCGACCGCGCTCCCTTGTCCTGCCGATGCTCGTCGAACGACACCGACGCTTCAATTTTCGGGCGCTTACCGTGGCGCGACCGGCAACCGATGTGGCGAAACACGGCGTTGAACGTCTTTCGCATCAACTCGCGCCGGTCCACTAGATCAAAAAACGCATCGTCGTCCTGAATGTACGCGAACCGCTCAAACCAGCCCGACATCTCAAGACGGCCCAGTTCGCGGTGTTCGACTTCGGCGATGATGGCGGCGGCGTCGTCGGGGTATTGCGGCGTCGGGGCCAGCTTGGCGAGTGTGTTCTCCATCACCGCCGCCAGCAACTCCTCGCGCAGACCATGCGAACGCTTAGGCCCGCCATGCTCTTCGACCCATGCAAGGTAGGCCACACTGTCCCACTCGGAACAATGCTCATGCAGGCAGCAATAAGCGCGGTTGACGGGGTGATAGCGGCCCATCGGGTTGCCGTCCGAGTGCTGGGCGCTGTTGGGGCAAACGATGCCCCACCACCCGCTGGCGTTGCCCCGCTCCAGCAGGTCGCCACGGGCAGCGGCCCAGGCCAGCACATCATCGCCGCCGTTGTCAGTGAGCCGGATCGGGCGCACGGTCGCGGTGTCGGCGGGGTTCGGGGTCACGCCCAGAGCGGCGCATATCTCCGGCAGACTGAACTCACGGTCAGCATGGAACTCGACCAAGCGGGACGCGAAGCGGTCGCGCCCTGGCTTGAGGTTGACCGAGCCGGGTAATCGGAAGTTGCGAACCGGGTTGATGGCGCCCTTGTCTGTATACCCGGCTTCGGCAATGGCGACGATGGCGGCGGCGAACTCGCCCTTCATGGGCTGATCGTCCAAGGCGAAGGTAAAACCGTACTGGTAGTTGCCGGGGCTAGTCTCCATGATCCAGGTCGGGGCGATGGGCGGGATTGCGGCCTTGGTGCCAACGTCATCCAGCACCAGGAACGCCACCCGCTCACAGTTGTCGGCCTTGGCGGCGGGGATGCCTGCGTCGAATCGGTCGATGATGAAACAGCCGGTGTTGCAGTACCACGCCTGATCGGCCCTCCACTTGTTCGGCAGGGACGCAGGCCACGAACACCTGATCGCACCATCGGCGTGGTGCTGCGCCTCGCCGTCTTTGATGATCGGCTTTTGCCGCACGAACAGGATGACTTCGCCCTCGGGCGCAACGTCGGCCAGGTATTTCAGAAATGTCATTTTCCGTATCTTTCCATGATTGAGACTTCAGCGTCTAGGGGCAAACCCTTCGCCCAAGGGGGCGGGGTACACATGACCAAGCGCAGCGCGTCCAAGTCGGGCGCGTCGGTTTCGATCACAATTTCATCGTGGACATGCAGCACGACATCGTCAAGCTGGCGCAGCGAATGGCGCAGTAGATCGGCGGCGACTGCTTGGGTGATGTTCTCGCAGGCCAGCCCTTTCCACAGGCGGGCGCGGGGCCACTCCTTAGCGTCAGCGGCGGGTTTCCATGCTGCCTTGGCATAGGAGATACCTTCCGGCTCCAATCGGGCGTAGGGGTAGCACAGGATGCGGCCAGACGGCAGCACGTACCACAGGTGCAGACCGTCGTAGAGGTAGGTCACCCGGCCAGCGCTGAAGGGTTTGCCTTTGTTCCGCATGGCGCGGGTGTAAGCCGATTCTAGGTCTTGCCAGTACAGCACCGCCCAAGGGTTTGCCCTACGCCACCCGTCCACCATCCGGCGGGCGTCCGACTCAGGCAACGCCACGCCATAGGCGCGGCCCATAGCGGCAAACGCTCCGACGCCACCGGCAAACCCGCAGGCCAGCTCCTGAACCTTGCCGATCTGGCGCTGCGCCTTGGTGACGGCATCGACAGCCACGCCAAAGGTCGCGGCGGCGTTGACCTTGTACACATCCGCACCCGACGCGAACACGGCCAGCTTATCCTCGCCCCGGCACGACAGCCACGGGTTAACCCTAGCTTCAATGGACGACCAATCGGCGACGACCAACTGCTTACCCTTGGCAGGTATCAGTGCGGGCCGGAGCATTCCGCGCAAGACATCTGTAATGCGTGGACCAAATTTAGGCACAATCGAATGGCCTCGGACCATTGCAGATCTAACGTCCTCGGGCGATTCGGCGCATCGTCGAGTGAAATTATGAACCTGGGCTCCGTAGCTGCTGGCCCTTCCTGTTGCGCTGCCGCCCGCGAAAACGAACGCACCTCTGACTCGGCTGTCCTCTTCGTCTGATAGCTGTGCAAGGCGGCTGAACTTCGCAACCGACGATGCCCAGAGATCGTCGGCGCACTGGATGACCTCTTGTACATCGGGTGGCACTCCATCACAATTTAGTAGGTTGAATCGAACGGTCTTGTCGATGCTGACCTTGCCGTCTTTTTGCATCAGCTTGCGGGCCTCGTCGCCGACGCGCTCGTAAACCCAATCGCGCATCTTGGGGGAGCGCACGCTCTTGATGACGCCTTCGGTCACCTCGGCGACTATGGCCTGTATCTCGAACAACTCGGCGCTGGCGTAGCGCACTGCCGCTTCGCACAAAGGCACATCGACCAGCACGCCCCGGTCGTTGATGCGCTCGTTGACATGGTAGTCCAATAACTCGTCGGCAGACAGTGGCCGCATGGCCTTGCTGATCGCCCGCATGGCCCGCACATCTTGTTCGCAGTACGCGACCATCTCAGCGGTCAACTCGGGCGATTCCTCGTAGGGCGGTACGCTCATCTTGCGAATCAGTTGGGCACCCCGGTGGTCTTTCTTCATCGACGCGCCAGCGAACCGCCCCACATCCTCAAGTGAACCAGGCGCACAGTTAGCGCGGGCCTGTGCTGCGGTGCAGTAGAAAGACTCCAGCGGGATGTTGACCTGCAAGACGTACCAACAGATCAACCGCTCGAAGGCGGCGTTGTGGGCCATGATGCGGTGGCCGGTCAGGTCGGGCAGCGGCTGACCCGGCAACCATGTCTGCACCTCATCATCGTCGAAGGCGTAGCTCATGCACAGCACCTCGGTGCTGCCGTGCTGCGCGTAGTTGTAAACGCCCGCGACTTTTAGGTCGCAGGCGCTTCGTGTCTCAAAGTCAAGGTACAGCATTTTCCAATGCCCACTGTCGCCAATGAGCATCAGAAAAGGCCGTTACGCTGCTACGCGGCGACGGCGGCTGGGCGCTGGTGCCTCGACAGCCTTAACGGCTGGCTCGGCGGCGTCCCCATCCAACGTCAACCAATCCACAACCTCAAAGACCGGCGTAAAAATCCGGCCATACGACTTGTGCTGATAATGCTCCTTCTTCAGGCGCACCACCGGCACTGGTTTGGATTGGTCTTTCTCGACCTGATCCGCTAATGCTACAGCAATAGTCTGAACCGCACGCTTACCGCCCACGCTGGTGGTCGTGAACCGCGCCTCCATGCCCTTGTCGTCGCCTGAAATACACTTCAGGGACATCCCGACCTGTGCCTCCCAGCCGCGCTTTGCCGCTGGCGGGGCGTCATCCAACTCCGGCAGGGGTTTCGATACGGACACCATCTTCTCGCCCAGCACCTCGCCGTCACCCCAAGCGATGACGCCGTGAACGAACGAGAACGGGTTGACGGCCCAAGTCGAGTCGTCTTCGACTTCGGTCTGGTCTGCACCAAAAACCCAGTGGCCGGTCTTGTCCATTTTGAGGATGACCGTACCACCGGCCGCAGTGTCGGGCTGGATGGCCCGCAGGGATGCGGCGAGGGAGGCGACTGCGGGCAAACCCGCTTGGGAGAACGCTACTAAATTGGACATTTCTGTTCCTTCATTGCAGTTTAGAAAGGGCAGCGGTTAATTGCTTGCCCAAGAGCATCACCTCGGGGCGCTTATCGTCCGCGCTTGCCAAGGTGTTACCTGAACTGATGGCGACGACCAAGTCATCCGGCAAAGCCTGCTTGCGCTTCTTAAGCGCCTTCTCAGCCTTGGCCGGGGAGACTACGGACACCTCCACCACTTCAGATTCAGTAAGGCCGAGCGCAAGCAAGGCACCCTTCGCCTTGTCGTCGTCGGTCCATGACCTGACCGCACGCTTGGCGACCAGTTTGTAATCAGGCAGCTTGACCCCGCTCTCCAGCAACTGGAGGGCCAAGGCCCGCAAGTCCGTAATCCAGTCCTCCAACATATCAGCGTTCTTCAGGTAAGCCGCAATAGTCGGCGCGTCTATCGCCAAAATCGTGGCCTCCAACGCCCGGTCGGCAGCGCCGGTCATCTTAGGGCACACTGGCCTGGCCGCGCACCACCGGCAGTGGTCGCCCACTGCAAGTTTGGCGTCAGGTTTCGCGGACTCCTTAACTGCCTGCACTAACTCCAACTCAAACGCCGCGATGCGTGCTGGCGTGGTCACCCAGCGCTTCACAGCAGGCGGCTGCACGATGACCATCTCTATCTCGGTCGCGCCGTCAAACGCCCATCTAGCGGCCTCTGTACGCATAGCCGCAGCGGCGTAGAACAACAGTTGTGGGTTGTCCTCGACATCGACCATGACACCGTCGCCAAACTTCCAATCCAGCACGATGGCGCGGTTGCCGATCCGGCCTATGAGGTCGGTCGAGCCGAACACACCAGGCAGCAAAGTGCCAAAGTTAACGCTAGTCTCGGCTTCTATCTCCATGCCGTGAAACGGGTCAATCTCGTCAAGTGCCGCCAGCGCAGGCGTGAGCTTGTCGTCGATCAGTTCCTGCGTCAGGGTCTGGTCTTCGTACTTGGTGCCTAGGTAATGCTCGGGCGGGTTGCCCGACATCACGATGTCCGCAATGACGTTGTGCAGCAGCGTACCGGCGTCGGCATACTTGCTGCTTGGCTTAGGTGGCATCTTGGCGACCAGCGCCACGCTGCCGGGGCAGTTGATGACGCGCTTGGCGGTCGAACCGCCGACTACTTTACTGTGTTTCATCTTTTTCTTTCGTTTCCACAACCACGCTGGAGGGGATCGAACTATAGCGGGCGCTGATGGCCGAAAAAGTGACGGTGGGAACCAGGCTGTTAGCGTGATCCAAGATGATGCGCTCGACTTCGGCGCGGGAGAATTCGATCTTCATTTGACTGTACTTTCGTGTTTACCCCGGATTGGGTGAACGAATATTAGCACACAAAATAAAAGTGTGCTAAACTTTTTGTCATGGTTGAAAAAGATGTTGAACGGCACTTCGTCTGGGCAGTGGAGCGGCTAGGTGGCAAGACCTACAAGTTCACCTCACCTGGGCGCAGGGGCGTGGCCGACCGGATTGCCTGCCTGCCGGATGGCAGCACTTGGTTTGTGGAACTCAAGACCAAAGGCGGCAAGCTGTCAGAGTTGCAGAAGGTCTTCGCCGCTGACATGGCGCGGCTCAATCAGCGGTATGTATGTCTATGGACAAAGGAACAAGTAGATGAATTTGCGGCCCTATCAAGACCAAGCGGCTGACTTCCTGTACGAGCGCGACCGCGCCATGATCCTCGCCCCTGTGGGCGCAGGCAAGACCGCCATCACGCTGACCGCCATGCAGGCCATGCTCAAGGACGGCGTTGTAAAGCGCTTCCTTGTGCTGGCCCCTAAGCGGGTCGCCGCCAGCGTCTGGTCGGTCGAGCAACTGAAGTGGGCACCCGGTGTAACGCTGGCAGTAGCCGTAGGAGCAGCCAAACAGCGCCAGGCGGCGTTTGAATCCGACGCC